ACAACGACAGTTTTAATTAAAACCTCACCACTAGTAGGTGAAAACAAACTCGCCGCTGTCGTATTCGCTGGCCGTAACTGGCCTAGTTGCTCTAGCGTTACCGCCATAAATTACCTCACAAGTTAATTAGTCTATAAACTTCTAAATCATCTAATGTTGAATCAATCACCGCGTGGGTTTTAGTACCAGCCCCGGATATGTTTTGGTGTACAATACTTCCCTCGGTGAAGTGAATAGTGGCGTCGGCTATATGATTAGTTGAGTCCGTGACCGCAGTGTCTAGTTGAGCATGTGTGTTGGCACCAGCTCCAGATATATTTTGGTGTACAATGCTTCCCTCAGTGAAATGAAGTGTACCATCTGAGACGTGTGTATCTATCTGAGCATGAGTGTTAGTTCCAGCTCCAGATATATTTTGGTGGATAATACTACCCTCAGTGAAATGTAGAGTGGCATCTGCTACGTGAGCATTGACTGTAGTTATATGGCTGTCGATGGCTGCGTGAGTATTCGTTCCAGCTCCAGATATGCTTTGATGGACAATACTGGATTCGGTGAAATGAATGGTTCCATCTGCTATGTGAGTGTCTATCTGTGTATGAGTGTTGGTACCGTTATTAGCGATATTATTATGGTTGATTGACCCCTCTGTGAAGTGAATCGAGAGATCCGCTATGTGAGCCAATATTGTACTTAGCTGTGCAAGTGCCGGTCCTATCACCCACCCTGTACCTGTAGGGTTTGTCATTATAGTTTGAGATCCTGCAGCGTCCACTATCTCATTAGGTAGAGTTGGGTCAAAGTCTGCAAGCTCTATGTAGTCAGGAGTTCTAACGGATCGTTGAGCCAGGTAGGAGTTACGTTGAGCCTCTCCTGCCACCCAATCAAGGGACATCTCAATCTTCTCCATCGTAAAGGCTGACTTATTCCTATATTGACCTGGTTGAGTTTGAGCATCATTGGCCTGTATCAAGAGTAAAGTGTAGTCTTCAGTCAGGTTGGCCTGTAAGGTCACTGTACCGCCACCTTCAACTGGATCGAACACAACAGTGGACAAGTACACTACATCCGTACCACGGACTCTCTGTGTCTCTACACCGGTAGTGTCGTACTCCACCACTTCAAGTTGAGATAACTCTTCAATCTTGAACAAGAATGTAAAGACAGCTGGACCACTAGCGGTACCAAGATGCCTCTCAACTACTGATGTATAATCTCTGCTCATATTTCAATCCTTTACAATTCTCTGTCAGATGTCAATTTAACTACCTGGCTTTCTTATCGTCTCTCTTAATCCTACCTTGCTCTAGTAACCAAGAGATGTAGTTCCTCATGTCACCAGTGGTTTTAACTCTACCTAGTCTTCGGTTAGCTGCGATCTTCTTTGCAGTCACTAGACTCTTTGGTACTGCCCTGGTCGCTGGGCCGGTAAAGACCTTCTTGGCTAAATCGGCACCAAAGTGATGGGCAAAATAAACAGTCTCAATAGTTATAGGAGCACCAGCGTTTCTCATCACTCGGATGTTACTCTTAGTGTTGATCTTCATTGCGATCTGTTGCTGCTTACCGTCCTTTTTGTATAACCCATCAAGTGTTAGTCCTGCTCTGATACCTTCAGGAGATTCCACTAAACCCTTCCAAGTTTTAGGTACGAATTGGTAGATACCAAACGCATCGCTTCCACTAGGACTAGCGTTCCACACGTCGTTGCTCTCAGTGAACTTGATTAGCTCGTAATCATCATTGCCGATATCGTTTATGTCGGCTTCACCTATGAGTAGGTTTCTGAGCTTTTTCAACTCTTCCACGAAGCCTTGCATAGGTGAAGGTTTGGCTTCTTTACCTGCAGATATGTCTTTTAGTCGCTGTCTCTTCTGCGCTACAGTTAAAGGCTTCTCATGTTTGTCTATGAAACCAGTTAAGGTTCCTATCACTTTTCCAACTGCATCCCCGGTTTTAAATATCAAAGCGTCTGGATCTTTATCGTGTTTGCGTCTGAGCTGGAGTATTGAACTTGCAGGGCCAAACCCTGTACCCATGGCGAACATTGTGATAAATGCTCTAAGCTCCTTATCGCTCAGGTTATCTTGCAGATCCATGAACGACATTCCAGCATAGAGCTCTGTGACGGCGTAGGGTAGCGCATTGAGGACTGTGAGGCCAGTATCTGCCAGAACAAGAGGGGCTATGGTCAGTGGCCTTCCAGTCTCGTAGGCAAACATCATATCTCTAAGTCCCACCATGGTGCCGATATAGTTGGCAGCCACAAGCTCCCTCCAACCCTCAGGGGTTGTCACTGTATTTACAGCCCACCTCGGGAGATTACCCAGGTTCTCTGCCATTGTAGACTCACCCTCGTTATCTCGAGGTTCATCTTCTTCAGGGGTGGGGTCTCGCCCTCGCATGGCATTTAATATGGCCAAACTCATCATCGCCGGTATCATCACATTGGCTGTAACACCAAGGTTCTTAAACACAGCTCTCTGTACTGCATCGGGGTCACCGTTTCTATAGGCTTCAGCAGCTTCTTTGGAATTACCCATGATAGTTCTAGCGTCGGCTGCTCTTGCTAGACCAACGTTACGAGACTCGTTCCAAAACATGGTGATGATGTTGACAAAAGGTATAGTTTGAATCGGGGCTTTACTTAAATCATCAGCCCTCATTGTGGATTGGGCACTTATCTGTTCAGCGTAGGACATAGCGTTCTCATGTAGCTCGTCCATGGATTGATCCAACTGGTAGTTCTCACGGATACTGGTCACATTGCCGGTCACGTACTGATCATAGGCGGCAAGAAAGGTGATAGTCTTCAACGCCTTGTCTATGTTACCCAGCACTCCAGTAAGAAAGAGAGTGTTGGCTGCATCTGATGCTCTTCTAGTTTTGTCCCACGCACCTTTTAGGTGGCGTGGGGCAGCGTTACTTCTCGCATTGAGTGACGCTATCGATGTAGATTTGTGCTCGTCAAGTCCAAGTCGTAAGGCATTTAAACTTGGGTCTCCGACACGAACTCGATCCATGAGCATCTGTGTTCGCCCACTCTTCCAATGCACTGGATTGAGAATATCGAAAGCAACCCTACTCATAAAGTATGTACCATTGGCTACCCCCATTCTAGATAAAACTGCGGGTGCAGTCAGGAGAGTTGCCAATACAGAATTAACATTACCCACAATAGAGGTGATTGTTATGACAGTTCTTGATGCCGCGATACCCTTCTTCACAGTGTCACTTAATGTTTTATGAACCCCCATGTTCGAAGCCATTATAGAGTTCGTCTGGCCCATGACCATATTAGTCAGCGTGTTGTACCCATGTGGTCCAACAACATTTGAAATAGAGTTCTGCATTGTAGGGTTTGTAAGTAAAACCAATGTGTCTCTGACAGGGATTCTCATTGTCACATCGTGAACTATCTCTTCAATACTCATTTCAAAGTTGGCCCAATTCAAATCCAATTGGTCCCCATTACCAGTTCGATCCTTGGTGTAGTTACTCTGCACTATGCCGTCGTAGGCTTCAGACTTTCTAACGGACTTGGTGTTTTGCACATCCACTAGCGCCTCTACGTCCTGGGCGTCCCTAACGTGAGCGTCGATGTCAAAACGCTTCTTGTACTTCAACCTGTAGTGACCACCCCTATATGTCGTACCAAAAGCCACGAATGATTTAGCTACAGTATAGTTTAATTTATCTTCGCCTATATCTCCCCTATTCGTAGTCTTCTTTTCAATTGCACTAATCTTAGGTTTGAGCTCTTCAAAGGCACCCCATACGCCTTCTTGTACTAGGTCGAACTCCTTCTGAGTAAGCTCTCTCTCAAGGACTTTCATTACAACATCTCTGCTTATTCCAAAATTCTCAACAGCACTGATGTTGTCTTCGTTACCCATGTTGGCCAATATAGAGAATAGATCGAGTTTTGTTAGCTTGCCTTTATTTAAACCCTTGGCTCTTCTAAACTCTACGATGTCCACCGACTTCGTACCTAAGTTCTTAAACTCCAGTACGGTCAAAGTGCTACCATAGGCTTTAACGTGATCTTTCCATCTATTGTACATCACACCTTGTAGTTCAACTTTAGCTGAATAGCCGTACCCATTGTTCGCATACTTACCGATGCCCATTAATTTGTTATAAATAACCTCATTAAAGAACCCATTGAATTTCTGCTCATCCAATCTGAAAGCTATGAACTCTATGTTGGACACTGCGGCTGAACCTCTGTTGATCAAATCCGCAAACCGCTCCATAGTTGTGACACTTCCCATTGGGGAGTCGCCTCGCCCTGGTTTCCAACCTGGGTGTTCTATTAATCTAGCTCTAGACTCACCGGCTATTACGTCCATCTGAGCCTGAGGAGTGTTCAGTGCTTCACTCAAGGCTACGTCACCTATTGACGCTTCATAGAGTACAGCCTTGATCAGTTTATCAATGTAAAGGATCTGCTTAGGTGTCATCTCATTGAGATGAGTGACCGAATCCATATCGAACAAAAACTCCTTTATGATCTCAAAGTTACCTCTACCTTGCATCTCCATCTTCTGTATGAACTTATCGTACTGATCCATCTTGGCATCTATGTTGCCGTCAAAGTCGTAGAACGACGTTAATGTATTTATAGTGTTCACATAAATTGCAGGAGCACTTTCCAATAGTACTCTAATGGCTGGAGAGTTGAGTTTTGCTATGAAATCGAAAGCTTTATTAATTTTCTTTACAGTAATATGAGTCTGATTGGATGTCTCTGCGGCTTCAGCAGCCTTCTGCTTCTGGTCCATTGCACTGGTGTGGTCACCTTTTCGTAGATCGTTTTTGGATTTAAAGTCAGACCGCTTCTCTCTATTTCTCCACAAGCTCGAGCTTAGATCTTTCAGTGGAGTATTCTCTACTATCTTTTTAGCAGTACGCTTCAGGTCTCTAATTGTAGGTATAACCGCATCTTGGAGCTTGGTGTTGGCAGTTTTTATTGACTGCATCGCCTTCAAGTGAAGGTCACCAAGCTGTCTGTACTTATTGTTTAAAGCTGTCTCTATAATTTTACCAACTCTGGTGAGGCCAGATTCTACATCTGCTCGCTCTTTGATGTTCTTCTCTCGTTGCTCCAATGTAGGGGTTGACGACATTATGTCTAGAAATCTATTTACATCTTCAAAACCGTAGGCAGCAGCAAGTTCTTTTACATCTGTACCTTTTTCCGAGAAGAACTTTCTTCTCGCCAACACTACATCGTCTATAAATCGAGCTGCTTGTATCATGTCTAATGAACGAGGATCTACAGACATGGCAGGTTTTCCGCTATCGAGCCTCTTCTGTTGGGCTTCGGTGAGCACCTCTGGTAGAATCTTATTACCAAGATAGTTCTCAACTATGGCGACGTTCTCGTCACTCTCCACGTCTGCTGCTCGTTCAGCCTGACGCTGTTCCTCCTCAACTCTTAAGTTGACAGGTACTATTACGTTTTGATCAGGATTGTTGTTACTCTCTTCTTGGATCTCTGCTCGTTTGGTTTCGGCTTCAACCTTTGCACTAGGTTCTTCAGTCTTTGGGGCAAGCTTGTCTAACTTGGCTTTTGTAGACCTAGCACTATCCTTTAACTCCTGAAGTAAAGCTTTATACTCTTCAGAGTTTTTATACTCCCGCCCTTGGAGGGCCATGTCTTCATTTGAAATTTTAGAACGATGTTCGCGTCTTACCGCTTTCATTTTTTTATATATAGCTTTGGTATTCTTCTCATCATTATCAAGTATGAAGAGTAGTTTTGACTTGGTTTCAGCCCTCTTACTTTCCTCCACTAATGATATGCGTTGGTCTACGTCGTCATTCAGTAGATCGGATTGTTCTAGCCTTAATTTTAACTCTAGTTCGGGATCTATCGTATCGAATTTTGTATCGAATAGTGCTTCATTTAGTCTATCAACTTCAGCATCAAATTTGTCAGCATCAGGGAGTGGCGTCTGCTTCTCTTCAGCAGGTGGTACAACCTCTTCAACTGGCTCAGTCTCTTCAACTGTATCGACTACACCTTCCGCAGCCTCTTCAGCATCGGCTTTAGCTTGTCGTTCTTTTTCTCTGACAAGCCCTTTCACTGATGGGACATCAGGGTTATGCCTAGCAATGTGTGACAAACTCTGAGGGTATTTATCAACAAGCATTGAGAACTTGCCGGACTTTACTTGAATTAAACCTTCATAGTTAGTGTCACTATCTGCCAACATCTCTTTAACGTCAGCGGCCTTCTCGTCGTCATTGGCCCACTCTGTGAGCTCATCCTTGTCCACATAGATATTGGCAAAACCAGCATCCTCCATAGTGATCTGTCTGAGTCTCTCCATCTCTTCAGGTGACGCCTTGCTTAGCCTACTCTCTTTGAGGTTGTTACTGGTCTCCTCAAGCTTGTCGCCAAACAACAATCCGTCCACCATTTGGGCCTCTTTATTGGGGACAGGTTTCTCAGGTGTGAAGTATTTGGTTTCTATAGAATTCAATCTCTCGGCTTCTTTGAGAGCCTCTCTTTTTTTTGTAAGTGATCTTTGAATAAGTGCATCATTGGCTTCCGCTATTCTTTGGGTGCCGACTCCTACTCCATGTATTGCGAAACCACCGGCTGCGCCAAAAAACCCTGCTTTACCAACCTGCCCCAGAGTCTCACCTGTAAGGGACGCCTGCATTGCAGTGAAGAGGCTGGCCTCCTTTCCGTCCCAAGTGTCACCAAGGTTCTTACCTACGATTTGTATAAACTCCTGAACGGACTCCTCTGTGCCTTCAACTGCACCGGACTTAACTATACTCGGTATTAGGGACATCCACTTCTTACTTGTAAGTATGAATTTACTGGTTATTTGAGGGACACCTGCTTTTTTAGCAAGCCATGGTACTTTACTCATATGGTAAGCAATTGGTATATAACTGAAGGCGGCCACAATGGTGGCTACAGCTCTAGCGGTTTGTCGTCTCTCTATTCTTCCAGCATTACTGAAGTCTTTACCGAGATCAGTCTCGCCAAGCTCTCGCCAAGCTGTTCCGTATGTCTGAATATAAGTGTCTTTTGGTAGAGCATAGAATGAGGCCGTAGGTATTGCACCTACACCGAAACCTGTGGCGAGAACTCCTGCACCGGCAAGTAATGAACCAGCACCTATAGCCACTGGTGCCGCCACTATTGCAGTAACTCCTCCGGCAATACCTACTGCGATTTTTGCATCAGATGTGCCTTCGAACATATCTACTGCGACAGCTGAGAGGGTTCCTGGTATTTGCTCGACTAGATTGAGACCTCGAGAATCAGCGTTCGGGATCTGTTTCATCAACTGTCTATTTTTAAATCTCCGCCTCTGCTCTTCTTTTGTAAGAACACCTGTACTTCCCTCTTTGTAATCAATCTCGTTATTCTCTCTTTGAATCAGTCTTCTCTTTGCAGAGTCTCTAACGTCTGGCCAAGCCTTAAGGAAAAGCTGAATTAACCCAGCTTCAGCTTTAATGATGGGAGAGATCTGAGAACTTCTCATTATAATATCAAACACTCCCCTGGATTGAACCTCTTCCACCTTACTATTGAGCACCTCTTCGTCTAACAATTCAGGAGCGACCGCGTAGTTCTCAGATGGAATACCAAGTTTCTCTGAACCTTCTACGTTTTTAGCGGCTCTGTCTGGTGGAGTATATGCTGTCATCAACATTGTACTTGTCTGTTCCGCTCTCTGAACTCGCACCTCGTCTTCAGGTGGAGGCATTGGAATCTTTACGGAGGCATTGGGTGCCACTGATATACTGTCAGTAGATTCAAGCTCTTGACCTGACCCTACGAGATCAGGTGTGGCTATAGGGTCAATATCTGGAATCACATCCTCAGGGGGTTTTACTGACCCACTGAGGATCTCAGCAGCAGAGAGTTCACTATCTGTCGGTGTTTGAGCAGGTGGGGGCATTATTTACTACTTCCTTTTGGCAGCTTACCGCCATTGTTATAATACGCCTCTATGGCTTCAAGTTGTTCATCATCTATTGTACCTTTGAACCCGGTGGCGGCTATCCACTTTGCCACCCACCTGTCAGTGGCGTTTGGAGGTAGACTGTAGAAGGAGACCTTACCTGTCTCACTCCGCTCGACTTCTACGCTGTCAGGGCTGTCGAACCCAAACTGCACTCCACGTTTTCCACGTATGTCACGCACACCGGGAGAACTTAGATTTACAGGAGTTTTTCTGAGGAACTCAAACTGATCAGCATCATCATCCTTATGTAGCTTCTGATTTTTTCTAATCTTATCCATTATGTATTCATCAGTTTGACCACCCCTGGTGGTCAATGGCGGTGGATCACGTTGTATGTCATCATATATCTCATTGAGTTTCTGTTGATCCTTATCGTTGCGCCTACCTGTACGTTTGCTTTTAGGTCGAACATAGGAGCGTCCATTTTTATCTTTTCTCTCCGCTAGAGTGTCCACCCTCTGGTGTAGGAATTTATCAGTACTCCGCTCTTGACCTCTAGTTTCAGGTTTGGTCTCTGTGGCGTACATGGCGTCAAACATCCTAGCATCTCTAGCGTTCAACCCCGTCTTTCTATCTAAGAACTCACTTGGAGACATGTTACGAAACTCTTTATCGTTTCTGGCCTGCCACATGTCAGCTATAGATTGAGGGTCTGAAGGACCTTTAGGTCTAACCAATTCTTGGGTTATAGCCTTTCGACCTTTGGGGTTCATATTCTCCCATACTTCTTTCCACCTTGAATCGTCCTTAATTTCTTGCACACTAACGAACTGCTTAAGATTAGGGTTCACAGCTCTATTGTTTAATTCATCACTGAGAAGCTCATAGTTCCTCTGTCTGAAGTTGTCCTCTATGCTCTTACTTCTAGCGAGATCGTCATTATAGTACTGAGTGACTAGTCGTCTCTCCTCACCTTTCAATCCTCTTAGTATAGCACTTCTCTCTTCAAAGGTTTTAGGCCTAGTCGGTCTATTAGATGAAGTTGGAGATGTACCCTTTTTGTATTTATCATTTTTTACAGGAGCTCGAAGTTGATCTACGATGGCCAATGCGCTTTCTTTAGCGCCTTCATCTTTTAACTTGGCTCTTAGTTTAAATTCTAAATCGTCATCAATCTTATCTTTATATTCATCAAGCACGTATTCTGCCATCTTGGCTTTTTTATTATCAATTAGCACCTGCACTGACTTACCTATAGTCTCACTCTTTTTTAATGCGGCATCTTGTCTAACCTTATTGTCGACTCTGACTTTCCTGACCTTGTTCTGGTCGGTAACATAGAAGTCATACTTTTGAGTTATTCCGTTACGGTCCTTATAAGAAGAACCCTCCTCGTCGTCAGCGTATTCTACAGTACCCTCTATTAAACCTGTGGACAGATAGCTGTCTTGTATCTCCTGAAGACTCTTGTCGAACTCTACCTGACTGTATTTGTCGTTAGGTCTAATGTAGGCCACGTTCTCCATGGCTTCCAAGCTACTTTGTCTAATGTTGGCCGTATCAGTATTCTTTTTAAACGCAGCCCACTGTTGTGAGTATGCAATGATCGATCTGTTGTTCGCATTATTGTGTGCATTCTGAAGTTTATTGGCTAACGCGTTTTGCACCCTCTCGGAGTAACCTGAATGTCTAGCTTTTATCTCGTTCATTTTCTCTTGAGACTCTGGTTCAAAATCTTGATACAACTTGGAAGGGTCACCCTTGTGGTGAATTAATCCTTTAGTCTTTACTGTACCGTCAGGGTTAACTGATCCGTACTGTCGCTCGGTACTCCAAGCGGTGTATTCCCCTTTACCCTTTGCGCTGATTGTATCAGCAACCTGGCCGTCAATGTCCTGAACATGCTTGTCGTAGGCCTCAACAACACCTGTGAGTGCCTGAGTTTGAGTCCTAACAACTGAAGAGGTGTCTGGGACTTGTGCCGTTATACGACCACTTGATGCCGGTGACGGTGCGCCTATTCTATCTAACTTCGGTATCTGTATTGGCATATTATCCTCTGTAACCGCTTCCTGATTTTACTGTGAAAGGTAGGTCGGGTAGTCCATTTGGATAGCGGCGCTTAAGGCTCTCGAAAGGGTCTTGAAGCTTCTTGTTGCCAGCTGTATTAAAGTGTCCCGAATTTGTACTAGCCGCCTTATCGACCTTGATGTCACCATCAAAGGCGTCATCAAGGTTTCCAAATATTGTACCGAAAGTGAGTGCGTCCGGGGCTGTCGCTTTTATTCCTGATCCTATAGCTGCCCCCAACGCTTGTGCTCTAGCGTTGGACTGAGCGGCGCTGGCTCTCATATCGTTCATGTCGGAACCTAGTCTTATGTTTGCAGCTTCGCTCTCAAAACCCATGGCTCTATTACGAGCCTCGGTTCGTATGGCCTCCTGGTTTAAGAAGCCTGTGAGCCTTGTCTCGGCCTGTAACTCCGCAGCGGTACCTGAAGATACATCTACGTTGGCCCCAGCGAAAGAAGCCCTCTGAGAGCTTACAGTCTTGTCTATGATTGATTGGTATCTTGCGGCTTGAGTCTCACCTTGTCCTAGGGCTTTGGCAGCATCACGTTCTGCAGCTGCAGCGTTCATGTCGTCAATGGCTCTTTGCCATCTTGCTTGGTTACCAATACTACCTGCTTGCTTCTCACCCGAATATAGTTGAATTGCAGCTAGGGCTGCAAATACTGGAAATGCCACTATCTCCCCCTTCTCTGGTCATCAATATCAGGGATGATCGAAAGTATCTCAAAGTGTATTGGGTCAACCTGCCTGATACAAACGACCCCTTCACCTGCCCAGCTACCCTCTACAGTCATAGCGTATCTGGTAGTCTTTGGTTGGTCGTAACGGTTACCAATTATCGGAACGTCATCCTCATAGTTTATAAGGTAGGAGTCCACATTACCCATACCATCGACTTTGTCGTTCTTTGGGAAACTGCTGCCAGCATACAAACCTCGAGAGGCCTGAGCCTTAATGTAAACCTTGTTGGCGGTCTTGGACTCTAAGAGTACAGGTCTCTGCTCAACTGTATCTATAGGGAGAGTTTTAACATCCATCACATAAGGTCTACCTATGTGAACGATGGCTCCTATCAAACTGTCAGGTAAAGTTAGTGAACCACTAGATACAGTGGACACTGGGTAATTTTGATCATCATTATTTGGTGAGCTTACAACTGATCCATCGACAATGACTGACACACTCTCGTCATCCAAATGGTCAAGCCCTGTAAACACAGCTTTAGTTTCATATAGTCTTGGGTTTGTTGCGTAAGTGGACGGGAACTCGGCCGACGGTGTGACAACGAGAGTGTTGTCGTCGGTATGGGTCTTAACCACCAGGTCCACCACGGTCTTGTCCACTGGGTGAAAGTGCCTGTAGATGGTACCTACAGCTCCGAGACCGGGTGTGGGGAAAATGGCATCATCGACAATGGTCAGATCTAAGTCACCCTCCCAGTCGCCACTAACCACAGGTGCAATTGTTATGTCATCGTCTGTTAACGCATCGTTTATCAAAGAACTCCAGGACACCATCGCGTCCATTGCTGCAATCGACTCCTGCATATCAGACTCACTATCGGCAGCGGCTACATCAGCCGAGACATACCTTGGAACTATTTGTTCAATGTATCTCTCACCGGCCTTGTTGGTGACCACAAAAGTGGCACCGGGGATATAGTAAGGGTCAGCTGTGGCATACTGATCGAACCCAAAAGTTGTACTAGAAACCCACTCCACGTCATATCCAGAGTCGTGCCTGGTCCAAGCTTTCATCTCATGGTTACGCTCGTAAGTTAGTGTCACATATGATCCATCAGTGAAGACGACCCAAAGAAGGGGTAACACCCCATCCTGAAAGCTCCAACATCTAACCTTATTACCGTTGAACAGGTGGTCACTGAAAATGCTCACCTCGACACCTTGGTAATCTCTAGTCGTGTCTGAATAAGCAAGTTCTCTGACAGTGTTGGTTAACGAGTCTATAAATAAAACACCACCCGGTATCACTATCGGAGGAACCTGGAAGTCTATAACCCAACTGCCTTTTTTATCCATTGTGAGATTTGTCGGAGACAGTCCTCCAATGTTGGTAAACACTCCAGAGGCTGTGAAGGCAATGAGACCGTCGCTCTCTAGTAAGTAATACACCTCAGTCCCATTAGATCCTGATTTAAAACTCAACCCTGAGTCGTCACCCAAAGGATAGTCTCTATAGTAATTATAAGGGAAGCCGGTTCTAGACGCCTCTATGTTGTCACCCCTGGCTTGAATAAGCCTTTGTTGATACATTGTCCCGGTCCTAGGGTTAAACGCCTCAATACCGCTATAGCCCCTATTGAAGCCAGTTGTGCTCAAGGTCGGCGGCGAGTGACCGTAGTCAGCATCGTAACCAAATACATCATCAAAAGTGCAAGTGTAGGTTCCAGCTGGTGACTCAATAATGTTACTACTACTTCCGACGTATCCAAATGCACCAGCTGTTTGAGGCCTTCTAAAGAACTTAAACTCTGTGACCACATCTAATGGTGACCCAACCCATCTGACAGTCAGTAGGTTGTGTTCTGCAGCAGCTATGGGTAGTTTGAGCGCAGCCAAACCGTTCCATTCAAACTCTGCAGACTCTTCACCGTTGACCACGGTTGTGAACGCGTAGTCTAAAAGATACCCGTTGGTTGTGGCCGTAGGTGCTCCAACATTAACTGGGGCAGCCGGTCTACTAAACGGAGTCGAATCGAACGCGCCCCCTGGTCCTGCAAATAACCTCAACATTGCGCTCCCTCTAAGGAAGACCAGTAAGGTGTTAACGTTCTCAGTGACAAATTGAATATCGTCTAAGTTGTCTTCAGTGAGAGCATGAGAAGCTTCAAAATCTAACGTTCCATCTAAGCTGGAGACCCTTACATATTGATGCCCCCACTCAATGAGGGTTTGACTCTCGCTCATAGTGTATAGAATTACTCTTCTACCGCTATGCTTGGTTTTAATTACATGCCTTCGACCAGCTCTGGAAACTATCCTGCCTGTCTTGCCAATATTGACATTACGAGCAGTGTCCAAACCACTTCGGTATTTCTCTAAATCTGTTCGTTCATGTAGTGCTGGATCTAATTCGCCTGCTGCAAAGCTCGGTTGTACTTTTAAAGCCATTACTCTAACCTTGCTTCCGCATATTCTGATACCACTTCAGGATCATCATAACCAAAATTCTCATTCTTATCGTTCTCCTGGGCCTCACCCTTGGCGATGATGTACATCTTCTCGATGGACTCTCTAAGCTTCAATGCGCCTTTTCCTACAATCAACGGTGATGACAGGTGGGCGAGCTTGTAGGCGACCGCTAGGCCAGCTGCAGGACTCAGGTACTCCAGAGCCACATTGAACGATATGTACTCGGCTATGGCGCTGTCCTGGTTCGTGAAGATAACCTTCTTGCCGTCAAGCATTCCTACTTTTTTATCAATATGTGTCGATCTGTTGTCTTGTTTGACTGGAGATTGGAGTCGTCTAAAGAAGGCGCAGTCCAAAGGGTATTTGTAAGCAAATGACCAGAGCAAGTTTGGATCATTCGTGATCAGTTCGAGGGCCACCTGTGAAGATGTCGAATCAAGATCCATGTCTTCAAGGGCCATTCTGAAAGCTACATCGTAATGTATGTTCAGAACCTTGGCCTCATTAGACTTATCGGTTTCTGGGTTAATAATCTGCTTGTTAAGTAAAAGAGCCCCAAGAGCCAAATTGTATATATTTACTTTTGAGTACATCTACCACCGCCCTATTTAGCGGGTGTTATACCCGCAGATTGCCTTTTAGTAAGCTTCAATTTTTGCATATTAACAAGATGCTTTTCCTGCATGTCTTTATCAACACACTCCATCCAGCTACCAAGTTTAGACTCACTTGATACTCTGAATTTATCACCTGGCTTTTTTCTAGAACAGTCAATGTGACCGTCCATGATAGCAACAACTTCAATGCCAACTTCTAAAGGTTTAACCTCTGGTGCAACAGCATCAGAAGGAGCCTCCCCTAGAGGCGGCATTCCTTTGAGTTCTTTCATTTGTTATGCCTCCGAGTTTACAACTTTAGGAAACGATTTGTACTCAGCAATTTCATCTTGAGGTACAAGATAAACATCTGCAGTCAAAGTCGTTGTTCCACCAGTCGCAGTATTTTGAAAACCAATGTACTGTCTACTCATTACACCTTGAGGTATTGGCACTTCGTGCTGGCTACCTATAGTCAAAGCTGCAGCAAGAACTGTGACAGTTCCAATTACTTCTTTGTTGGTAGTAAGAGCGGCGTTATCTGCCTGAATTACATCAAGAACGTGAGTTGAACCAGAGCCAGCGGCAACAGTTGGTAAAACTAGAGCAGCATATCTGCGACCAATACTGATGTCTTGAGCTGCAGTCTGTTTTTCGTAAGCATTAGTACTGACAGTCGCGGCACCTGTGAAGGCCTGAGCTACTGACAGTTGATTTTCTACATCAAATCTCATGTAAGATTCTCCTTTAAAAGTTTAAAAATGTACTCAAAAACTAGAGGACCCTGAAGTCCTCCGTAATTAATTTATATTAAGTTGTAACCTGAGCTTCAGTATTAAGTAAAGCGTCTGATCTACGAACAGGGTTACCTAGGAACATCAATACTTTTTGTCCTTGGTAGTTGTCATAGTTAAGACCGGCACCGGCTCCCACTGCAGTCAGTGACTGTTTGTGTAAGAAAGCTTCGATAGTTCTATTGACATACCAAACACCTGTTCCATTTTGTGGATTGTGGATCTTGTAATGTCCACTGATCATTAGATCTAAAAGATCCGCTGCACCAGTTCCACTGATTAGGTTTGAAATATCAAGGTTCGCAACTCGACATGCTTGACGGTAATCTTTAACTACAAGACCGTGGTCAATTTCAAACTGCTCTTCGTAACCATAAAATGTTCCGGCATCACCATTTGAATCTAAAGCTGAAATCTGAACTTCGCTGTTGCCAGCTGAACGGTCAGTTCGCTTTAAACCTGCTTGAGTTCCTGCTGGATAAACACCAAATACTGATCGCTCACCCCAGTTAACTAGTAACATAGAAGTATTGTCAGAACCTGTTCCACCACCATCAACGATCTGCTTAGATGTCTCTTCGGTAGTTGCAAGAGTTGAGTAGATATCCATGAAGCCAGAAACTTTTCTATTTGAAACTACTGGTGATCCGTAGATAGTAAGGCTGGCGTGCTCGATAGCGTGAGCCTGGATGTGCCCCTGGGCTTGATTCCATCTATTATAACTAATTCTTTCTAACCCACCACGTTTTGCAACTGCTGCATCGATTTGTGATTTAGACTCGAAGTGTGCCGCTGTGAACGTGCGCTCTTCAGTAGTTGTCTTAGAAGCTGGAATCGCTTGGTTGGCCTTACGGTAATAAACCGCAGGTAACGCAGAACGGATATCTTCTTTATGAATAGTACCTTCGTTCATCTCCATGTAAGGAATATCCATTAACATTGGATTTTCTTCCATTAGAACTTCAGCGACTTTACCAATTTGCTTATCTTTACTTTTTGCAACGTCTACAAGCGTTACTACTCTACTACCTAAAGCGGCCATCAATTTCTCCCATTAAGTGTGTTATACTCCATAAAAATCGAGTGAGTCATCCCTATTTGGATCATCATCGACCGAACTCTCTTTCATCGGATCTCCTTGATTCAACTTCTCGGTAGAAAAAAGGTGATTACCAATAGCAGATAAATCCTTCATAATACTAGGAGGCAACAGACCGTCACTCTTTGTCAAGATTTTTTTAACGTTGGGCATAAAATCGTCAATTACTTTGTCTACCCGCTTCACGTTGAAATCGAACTTGTCACCGCCAAATATTGGGTCACTTTTCAGCTCTTCTTTCCACTCAATGTTTCTAGCGTTTCTGTCCGTATCAGCCTGAGTCGCCGCTTCCAGCTTGGATTTCTCATATCTCTGAACTTCTTCTTTTTTATTCTGGACTAATGCCTGTGCGACTTCTTCTGAGACTTTGTGCTTGTCCACAAAAGATTTGATGCTTTGAATTTCTTCAGGTAAAAGCCCATCCGTATCTTTTAATAGTACCGGGGCTGCTGGTTTGGCTGCATCATCGACCGCCTCTTTTTCTACAGGAGCATTGGAGTCAACAATCTCTGCAACTTTTATGGGTGGAAGCTCTTTGTCATAACCAGTTACAGGGTCAGCTATCTTCTCAGCTGCAGCTTTCTCAGCCGCCACTTTGTCAGTTTCCACTTTCTCCGCTGCCACTCGATCAGCTATCGCTTTATCAACCGCCGCCTTCTCAGGTGGAGTCTCTTCTTTAGGGATCACCTTGTATCCGTTGTCATCAACTAGTGGCTCAACGGGTACGTTCACTGGTGGTGGCGTGTCGCCTGTTCCACCGCCGGTGTCGCCATAGGCACTCATCTGATCAAGCTTGATTCTGCTCTCGAACTTTAACATTCTTTTCCCTTTCGATTGAGGCCATAAGATCTCCTGCCACTGCAGGGGACGCCATAGCTACCATTTTATATATAGAGTTACCTGCTCTCAGGAACCCAAGTCTATCCATTAACATATCACCAGTGAATCCAATAGGTGGTAGTTCTCCAACATCCAAACTCTTAAGGAGATACTTTATAAAGTCTCTACCTGATTTGGTCACCAGAACAGCCTGAATATCACGGAGAGCATTGCCGTATTCGACAGCCTCTCTATTTTCTTCTTGTGTCTGATAATTCGGATGGTCCATCGTGGGGAATGGCTCCTTTAGGTTGTTTTGTTCACTGTGCGGGCTCTCCTTGTCCTGGAGCTTTAATCCCTACATCTTTAGCGGCTCCCGCCATTTGAGCAAGCTGGTCCATCCGCTGCTGTTTGGCAGCCTGTGCTTGAGCTTGTTCTCTCATTGCGTCCACTTTTGCTTGAGGATTATTAAGCCCTGCAGGCAAGTAGAGGCGATCTTCATAAAGGTCAGCAAGCTTGTCAAGATTTGCCTTCTGCAAGATGCTGGGGTCCATAGGGGCTATGCTCATAATCATCTCCATGTATCTATTGATACTTGGTAGATCGGCAGCCTTCTGGGCCTGTGCGAAAACAGATATAAAGTCAGGACGTAAAAATCTACCCTCTAAAGCTTTAGGTGCTGGAGGTAGATTTGGATCTTCATCCAAGACATAGCTCATCACGAACTCAACTACAGGTGTATTGTAGGTTTGATTCAAGCTTTGAAGGTTTGGTCCAATAACTAATTGTTGCTCACTAACCACAGCGTTGGTCTCTGTGGCTGTTCGAGTCTTTGGATTTCTACTTAGGAACATCAGGAAGTCGGCATAATATAATTTATCAATCTGACTTCTTAAGTCTTCTGTATCTTGAAGCAGGGCGTTAATGCCCGGATTAATATCATAAACCTTCTTTAACCCGCCTTGAGTTAACGAGTGAGGATCTAAAGGTACATATGCGTTTGAAGTTGTAGTTACATAAGACTTTCTGAGTCCTGCAGGGCCTTGTACAGCTGGTCTGATCATCTGCTCAATAGCTTGATCCTTGCTGATGGCCTTTTTATTTAAGGACTTAATTAACCCCAGGGCGTCGAGGGTGGGCCCTTTCTCTCCATACTCAAAATTACCAGAAGTGTGAGACTTGCCAATAATAAAAGGCTTCCTCTTAGAGTAGGTAATACTTAAGAATAAGTCCTCGTCTCTTGAGTCGGGTGTCTTTGCACTGAACTCTTGACCCTCAATGTAGGCTTGAGTTCTACCAACCTCGTAGGTCTTAGAGGTCCACTGTCTGTTGGTACCACCTATGGCCTCAGTAGGGTTGAACTCGTCATTACTTTGGACAACGTGAACGACACCTATTCTAGTGGTGTAGTCCCCCTCATCAAACATCTTCTTAACACTTGTGGAGAAATTGCTCCAATCCCAGTTGCCACTCTCAGTCTTCTTACCGTACATCTCTACGAGAGCTTTGACGTTCATATCAAACTCTCTGACGAGTATGTTGGCCTCACCATAGCCATCATTTAAAATATAATAGGCTCCGGGCGTAAGGGTGTGAAAGTGTAACTCACCATCAAGTTCATCAATATAGTGGGCACCAGTGTTAAAAGTTCCATAGTCATAGTAGAATTGCCCAGCGGCATGGTAAAAGTTGCTACCAGTTAAGACCTTCAGGCATTGGCTTGTGTAGATGTCCAACCATGCATGGTTGTCAGGTTCCAAATTGACATCACTGTCTGGAGTCAAGATTCGAAACCATGGACGGGTGGCTGAAGTATTACCCTCAAGAAACCCTGCCACAAATGACCGTAAGGCCAAGATATGAGTTGTATCTACAATGTGGTTATTATTTCTTCGACCTTGCTCGGTTGAACCTTGTGATAATAACCACTCAGTTCTGTAAGGTAGAGCCCATTTCCCGCAGTCGAGCCATGTACCTCTTACCTTGTCGAATTTTTGTCTAGATTGGGCACGAATATATTCGCAATCTTTTTTAGATTTCATAGACCTAGAAGATCCCCTCTGTCACCAAGGATGGTATTCCTAGAGGAAGTGTTTCCACCTGAGCTAGAATTGGCCCTAGCTGCACTGGTGTTTCTAATCCCCTCGGCTGTGTTGGAAGCCCTGATGTCCTTGCGCTTGGCGGTGTCCTGCTCTTGAGCAATTCCCCTATCGACTCTGAGCTGCTCTCTGGCTATGTTCTCATCGCCTCGTTGACGGGCTCTCTCAGCGTTACGACCTATGAGTTCCCCCCATATCTCGTCATACCATTGGTCAACAACGGTTTGATCTGCAAAATCTTGGAAATTGTTATCAGTGAGATCGTCGAATAAACCTCCGAGACCTCCTCTTTCCGAGCTACCACTTGTGGCACCGGATCTGGTCGGAGCGGTGACATCGTCAAATATACCTTCGAGACCGCCTTTGTCTGAACTACCTGAGCCACTCATTTTAAACCTCAATTCGATATTGTTCTTCGAGTTTCTTAAAACCTAGCTTTTCTAAAGACTGACGCTTAATGTTAGTATGGGCACCAATCATAGTAATTATATGGTTCGCATTATTTTTTCCAAAGTCAATAAATTCCTCCATTAATAGATGTGCCGCTCGAGTCCCAGGTTTGGCAAAAAGCAGATCTTGGTATAGGACTATAACGGTAGGATCTATGATGCTAGGGAAGAGTCTGGATAACATCGAGCCTACAGGCTCCCCATCTCTATAGCACATCATTATTCGACCTTGTCTCAAATAGTCACCAAGCTTAAAGTTTCTACCATTAAATTCACTGTACGTATCGGAAAGATGCATGACAGTCTGAATAACAAAGTCCTTCTCAGACTCTGTGGGTTTGGTTTTGCCGAATCTCTTAATCGTATATGCCAACGTCGTCGTCCATATTCCTGTAGGGGTCTTCGTGGTCAGGCATTGTGTACGCGTTCGTGCCTGTCGTCATGTCCTCTGTACCACCATGCTCTTCTAGTCTCTCAAAGAATATACCAGCCGAGCCCATAACGTACCCATCCGCTACATCGGGAGACATACCAACTCTGTCTTTAATGTCCTTCTTCGGCTCAGCGAGCTTCTTAAGTGAGGTTTTATGTCTGTCACCTTTGGTCCACGCAAGCTGCTTCACTATGTCAGGTAGCCATTTAGGGTCCGTTGCTGTTATTACCCCACCCTCGATGAGTCTCTTTGCCGCCTCGTAGTACATCTGTGCTCTGATGTTGGCATAGACTGAGTCCTTTGGAGTGGGCGTGTCAGTAGGAGAGCTTGCAAAGCTGAGCAGTCTCCAGTGATGCTTCCCTGCTTGGTTAGCCAGTGTCTTTAAAGCGGTGCCTTCACCTTGATCTATCAGGACCATGTCGGCTTTAAGCTTACGCTCCCACTCTGTCGCTATCCTGTACGTGTAGCTGTGATCTTGACCTTGAGCTTTATCCAGTTTGAAGCGTTCAAGAAGGCAGGCATAGGCTCCCTGATGGTGCCAAATCACAGTCTCATCTCCACCTTGCCAGGCTGGATCAATAGTTATTAGTGAAGGTAGGACTTTGACGGACTCGGGATCGAAATCATAACCCCTTTGTATCGCGGCTTCCACAAACTCTTGGAGGATAATTGCATCCTTTGACGATTTCCTCGGCAAGCCTCGCACCCGCACTCTGAACTCGTCGTTGTTCTCGTCGCCATTAGCCTCTCTAAGCCATTTGGCAACCTCACTTTTGTCGACATGATCCATCTCTCTGGTATCTATTCGTCTTGAGTTCCACTCTGGGGACTCCATGCACTGTTCAAACTTACTCTCTGGGTCATCTGAGTTACCGAACGCTAACCAAATCTTTATCGTATCAACGTCAGTGAAAGCACCGGAGGCATAGTCCCAGATTATCGCTGGTATCCCTGGTGCCTCCTCAAATGTGTAGCATATCGCATGACCCTTGTTGTGTAGACCAGACACTCTGGTCGGGGTGGCCTCACTCCAGTTGAACTGATCAAGCCTCCAGGAGCCTGCGTAGTGAGAGTCTAAGGCTTTGATGCTCTCGCCTAGCTTCTCGAAGAATAAGCCATTGTAGCGAGCCCTGTGCAGCCACACGTCATACTCTGGCCAGATGACTGTAGCAAGCTGAGGCTTTGTATTGGCTGTGACTCTGGCTCTTAATTTATGTGTATATAAAAGAATGATGTTTATCATGGCACCGAGGGCTGTCTTCGCCGCTCCGTTACCAGAGGACACCACAAGTCGGTAGGTTTGATATCTAGTTACTGGGTTACTTAGGTGTTTGGTTATCTTTTGAAGCTCTTCTAATTGCCACTTGTACGGGTGGATCTTCTCCATCTCTGTACCAGGCTCACCAAAGCCAAATATGATATAGGCAAGCTTGACGAAATCAAAACGATTCTCCTCAATGAGATTCCTAAAGACCTCAATCTCTTCCTTGGTAGGAACTATGCCTGGATCATTCCTGCTCATTGCGTCCTCTTCCTCAAAGCATTGATTATACCACCAACACTGCAACCCATCTTGAACGATATCTGTGTATTACTAAGTCCCTCGTCATGGTAGGCATATATTAACTCCCAATTAAGCTTCTTCTTCTTAGATAGACCAATAGTGCCGTCACTAATAGCCCTGCTTGTGGCTCTAGCGTGGGCTATAAACCACTCGTCTGTGAGAGTAGTACCGCAGTAGGGGCAGTCGTCACCAGGTTTACGTTTGAAGGAGCTCATGGTCTGGACCTCTCCAATCTCTTTCTCATATAAGCTACAAGGTCTATGAGGTTGTCTCTCTCTGAAACCACCTTGGGGAGCTCTAAGGGTAGAGGAGGGACACCAACAAGATCACGCCACTCATTGACTAGGAACAGGCACTCGTCTCTGGTCATCAACGGGGAGAAGAGGGCCTCTACGTCACTAGGAGTTATCTGTATCACTGTCGTCCTCTGGTGTTACGTCTATCACCCCGTCCATGGCAGCTTGAGCACGTTGAGTGCTATGAAGTAGTATGGACCTCATGTCTTTACTGACACCGTGCTCGATAACACTAGTCTTTTTGAAGACCTTCTTCTCAGTGGCCAACAACTCAATGGCTTTCATCTTGTCCCAGAACTCAATCTCTATTATCTCACCGTCGATAACATCCATGTCATTTGGATCTGTACCCCAGGTGTTCTTTACTTTTATTTTCTTAATTGATCTACGCAGCTCAGGGGCCATTTTCTTCATACTGTTTATAAATGAGCCGTCCTCGTTTTGGATACCAACTGGGTCAATGAACGCCACCTCTTTGACCTTCTCCACCAACTCCTCTGCGTCGTAGCCGTATTTGCGTACAGCCCCTGCAGTGACCTTTTGTATGCAGGCATAGATGTCCTTGCGGTCCATGAGGTTTTGTCCGTCACGGGCGTTCAGGCCTGTCAGACGAGCAGCCTGCTTGGAGTCTCTACAAGTGAGATAGTTATGGATGAAGCGGATTATGTTGGGGTCAGTAGCGTGGATAGGTTTAAGGGTAGAGCGTATGACTTTGTCTGTCTCCGACTCATCTAGGGTAAGCGTTCTGTTAGTCGAAGAGAGGTCGATAGAGCCAATATGAGGGATGTGTATTTTGTCAGTCTTAACCTGAGAGGAAGCTATCGTCGGAAGCGGGTCCGAAGGCTTAAGGGACGGTAGGTCTGGCAACGGCGGTAGTTTACTCATACTATATAATGTAAGGGCAAGTTTTATAGAATGTCAAGTGGGGTTAAAAGCGTAGTAATTACGTGTCCATATGTGTTTATAGGAGTTGTGTGCGCACCCCCGCGAATTTATAACAGTCACCAATAGATGAATGAACGACTAAGGAGGCGCTACAAGGACTCGAACCCCGATGAGCAGTCTCTCCGACCACACGCCTTACCCGTTAGACGATAGCGCCGTGAAGGCGAGGGGCCGAGGACTCAAACCTCGTAGCCAACAAGTGGCACCCCTCATAAGGGAGAGGAGAGGGCTAAGTCCCTCCAATCCCAAACTCATTTATCAGCTAGGACATCCAAACAAGTAAGTTAGGATTTTATGGGGGCTCTTAGGTTGTGTCAAGTGGAGGCCAAATAAGATGGTTCGACAAAGATTGTACTTGGCCCCTATCCATCACATAGGAGTGTTGTCGATTTAACCCTGATCAGGCCCAAATAAGTTGAAGTAGGCCCGTCGCGACTGGACTGTTTAGCTACTAAGAAGAGTTAACCCCCCTCTAACCGTTTTACCGTGGCTGTTACGCCCTTCGCATTTGGTTTCAAACCCTTTGCGTGTCTCTAGTGCAGTGAGATACTAAGTCATCTACACAGCTCTCCACGCCGCTACTTCATATTCTTCATAGTGTATCGATACTGGGAGGGCAAGTGTTATATTTCTTAGCTAAAAGATATAGCGAAAAATACGAACACAATATTTTACAGTAAAAAGATATAGCGAAAAATACGAAAAATATTCGTTGCACCTTTTTAACAGTCCCACAGAATTCCAGGTTTTTTGATGGGGGCTCTTCAAATACGATTATATAAATCGTTTGAAACGATATCAAACATCCTTCCACACAATGTCTCGCTATCTCTATCTATACAGAGGGCCTATAGGTTGCGACTCAATTTTAAAACTATGCGCCATGCCCTATGATACGCATGATATCAAGCTACTATGCGCTATGATACGCTATGTTATTATGTATATTATAAACATTCATTCATTATTAATAGTTATATAACTTGACCATGCTTATAGGTTAGGCTATTTATAACTCAATCAGGTTATATAACTTATATAACTTTATGAGATTATGAATCGCCAACAAAGGACCAAATCATGCTTACACGCAGTGCAGTAAAAGATAAAATAGAGATAATTAATATCAGAATAAGACGTTTAGAAATTGAGACAGTGATGAAAGGAATTGATAATACTTCCAGCATTGCCTCACTTAACGCAAATGCATTTAAACTACTGCAATGGCTAGATTCAGAGCAATCTAGTTATCTCTCAAAATGTTCATTTAACTTTGAGAACCTCTTTCAGAGCTTAGAAAACAGTTACCAACACTGATAGTGGCTGAATGCTTTTTAGGTCCTTAGATTCAATCCTAAGGCCTTATAAAACCATTTAACAAAGGATCAAACACAATGAATCAGTTAACAACAATCACAGGCCATGTAATTTCTTACATAATCTTAATTTCTCTCCTAATTAACCTATTATTTCAAATAAGACTCATTTCGCTCTTTTAAAAGTCAATTCTATAACACCAAGGAAGGTGTTTACCTTAGTAATTCTATACTCTTAACGCATCCAAACTACTCCATTTGACTTTCTTTAAAACGTCCTATATACTAACTTTATACAGAAGCCCAAAGGGGCTTAGAGAGAGTCAAAAAAGGGTAAATCTATAGATTTATTTTTGACTCTCTCTAAGCCTCTAAGGGCCCTTCCCAGTAAAGTTATTACCCAAATCAATCCTGTTCGACTTCATCTCAAAACTAAGCACCATAGACCGTTTTTAGAGACAAATCAATCAATCCTCCCCTAATCAAGCACACCCCAGTCCATAATCTCTATTCGATCTGTATAATATTTCAGTCCATTTGACGCACTGCTAGTCCATGCCCAAATAATAATCAATCAACCTATTGACTGTACCTATTTGGTTTTATAGAAACCTTAATCAAGTTATAAATATATATAACAATTAATGATATAACTATAAATTAAAGGAATGTGATCAATGGATACAATCAAAGACGTACTGTGCGAAGACATGCCTACGATAATCGAATCAAGGGACGAAGCTCATTATGACCAAATCAGTACAGCAGTGCTTGAGACTTCAAAAGGTGACATTAAAATACAGGACGTTAAGTACAAAGGTGTAAAGACTAAATGGTATGTATTTTTCAAGACAGGTGAGTTGATTGAATCGGTAAACTCAAAAGCTGTCCAGTTTGACCTAATAGACACCAAGCTTAATATCATCATAGAACGTGTCGACGCTCTATGCGCTCAAATTGGTATACCAAACGAGTAATGCTTTTTAGGCTCTTAGAGGCGATTCTAAGGGCTTGTAAAACCATTAAACATAGGTTGAGCAGTGATGACTCTATTTAATTTCTACATGATTGCCTATCGACTTGATGAGGCTTTGATTTGGTTCACCAACTTAAATCAATCAGAGCTTTTAATCTCACTGCTAGGACTTCTTGTTTTCATCTATTTAATTGTTATTAACCACACATTAACAAAGGACCAAATCATGATAGACCACGTAACAGAGGCAGACTTCATAACAAGATTTAAAGAGTCTGGACGTCCAGACAATTTCAGTCGTGAAGGACTAAAAGCGTTATTTGAATACTTAGAGTCTTATGAAGAAGACTGCGATACTCAAATTGAGTTGGATGTTATAGCAATATGCTGTGAGTACACTGAGGATACCATAGAGAGTGTTTTAGAAAACTATGAGCTTAAAGACATTGACGACTTACGAGACCACACACAGGTCATTGAGGTTGATTCAGATACAATTATTTACCAAAACTATTGATTCTTTTCAGTTCCTAACTAAATAACTAGTTGGGTTCTGTAAACAATTAAACAAAGGACCAAAGACAAATGAATAAAATAATAGAAATGTGTAGGACTGATTATAATTTCATGGTTGGCACCATCAAAGACATTAAAACTCAACTAGACAGTGAGATAACAGAGATAGACGTTAGACTCTGCATTGATGTTGACTCCTATGGTGAACCAGACTGGATAATTAGACAAGGTGATGCAAGCTTTGATCAAGTTCATTCGCAATATTGTGGGAGTGACACTATTACAAGTGAGACTGTAGTTAACAAGTTGGCCGATCCAACAATTGAGAATTTAATCGATCAAGTTTTAGATCAATGTGCCTCTAATGACCACTAGTGACGCAGAAATGCTAACAGCTTTACTTATTATAACAATATTGGTCATTCTAGGATGCTCATATACTTTTTAAAACCAATTAAACAAAGGACCAAGACAAATGAGACAAGAAACAATAATAGTAAAATACTACCCATTCAATGAGTTATCAGATATTGCAAAAGGTAAGGCCTTAGAAAAGCTATGGGACATTAATTTAGAGCATGACTGGTGGAATTCAGTCTATGAAGATGCAAAGAACATAGGTTGCAAGATAACCGAATTCGATATCAATAGGGCTAGCTGCTGTAAAATTGACTTTAGTGAAAACCATTTAAATTGATGTTGCTAGAAATATTCAAAAACACCATGGTCCTGAATGTGAAACAACTAAACTAGCACTAAGTTACATTACTAAGCATAAACCGATACAACTTGAAATAGACAAAGAAGACTGCCCTAGTGGTGAGTATGACTTTGATTTGGTTGACCAAGCTGAAGATCAGCTAATGGACCTTAACAGAGACTTTATTGATTCATTGCAAAATGAATACCTATCAATGCTTAGAAGTGAGTATGAATACTTAAGTAGTGAAGAAGCTGTTATTGAGACAATAGAAGCCAATGACTATGAATTTAATGAGCTAGGAATACTAATTTAATGACTTCACTCTCACTGTCTTTTTTAGTTGGTCCTTTTGGGGCAGTGGGTTTTTTTAATCAAAGGACTAAACGTAAAGGGACCATATTAATGTCAAAACTAAAAGCATTTTACACCGACGACAACGGGGATATATCAGAGGTTAAGACTATCTTCCCCGACTTATTATTTAAACTCAATTTTGAGGTACAAAAAAACATCAATCGAAAGAAGGACCAAATGGACTCCAAAGACAAAACAATTGTAATGCTAAAAAGATGCCTAACACACTTGGAGCAACATCAATGCGCTGAGTGGGTAGTCATAGACGACATAGAGGGCTGTCTAGGCTGTGATGAGTGCAATGGTTGCGACGACCATGACCAAATAGAGGCCAGTGACGAGACTATATATGACGACAATAAAGAGAGTCTAAAGACTGAGCTTGGTCTACTAATAGACAGATTAGAGGGGAAGCTATGAGCCAACTGGGGAGTCAACATAGACAGGTAAGGGGAAAATACCGCATTCATTATTACAATAAAGGGTCTCAAACCAGCAAGTCGTCACCAATGGCTTCATTTGACATAGCCAATGGCTTAATACAACGTATGGGCTATGAGTGGAATAAGGTGAGTGGGTTTTGGGAG